TAGTATGCCTCAAATATAATTCTTTTTATCCTATCATCTAAGTTGTTCCTGTATATCTCCACCATTGCCTTCTTAAAGTTGTGCTCATTCTCAAGTCTTATCTTGTGCTCAAGGTCTGTGGTATCATCAATGTCATCTCCCTGGTGTTCCTGTGACTTGTATATATCATCTCGCTTGGTCCTGGAGCCTTGAGTCCATATCAACTCAAACTTAATGGTGTTCAGCAGGTAGCTCTTTGCCTTGTCTTGAGTCATGTCTGGTATGTGGACCTTGATGCAATGTAGGTAGGAGTTGTTGATCACTGCATCTGCATCTATTGAGTTGGGTATGTTGAGCACCTTGAGGAAGTGCTTAGTGTATTTGAGCACCTCATCATAGTGATGGTTGATATATTGGTCAAGTATTAGCTTCATACCAGATAAGAAAGTCTTTGTACCATACCTTCCTACGTACTCCAGAGCAGAAACACTCCTTGTCACGTATGCCACTTACCTTCTGCTTGACTGCTCTAAGTTGCACCAGTGACCTCTTAGTCATGGTCTCCTCCTCTGGAAGGTTGAGTATGGTCTCTATGAGTTGTAGATCAGCTTGTTCAAGCATACGGCTGTGAGTGATGTGGCACATGCCACTGTGAATGACTGAGTGTATATGAGTGTTGACCAGAAGGAGAGGCACTTCCAGCAACCGAGTGCTGTGTGTAGCCAGTCTGGTAGTATGAGTCGGGTGTCAAGGTAGTGTTGTATAGGCTCAAAGTGGGTGAACCACCAGGAGACTACAAGGGGTGCTAAGTATTGTATTATCATGGTGTAAATATAATCAAGTTTTTGAACATAACAAAGGGGAGCTGTTATACTCCCCCTGTTGGTCTACCAGAGCCTCAGTTGTTTATCTTATCAAGCACCACCTGTGGGGTGTAGTACTGCCCTTCAATGTCAATCATTATTTGTACTAAGTAGTTCATTTCATTAAGTAATTAAAAGCCTTATCATAGAACTCACTCTTTACTGACTTACCATGAATGAACCTGTGCAGGGTGATGTTAGTCACTCCCATGTCAGTTGCCATGTGCACTGCTCTGTTCCTGTTGGATAGCTTGTCATTAAGTTCAGCCCTCACCCAGTCAGTGAGGGTCTGATTGTCTTTGAGATAGATGGTCTTAGAACGGGAGGTCATCTTGTTCATTGTTTAGTATGCTATCCAGTACACTTGGAGCAATGTGAGCTGATTGTTCTTTTGGTCCAGTTGCTTGCACCTTCCATGCATCCAGTGTGTTGTACCACCTACCATTGTACTCTCTGCCTCTGACATTGAATGATACCTCTACCTCTTGGCCTTCACCATAAGGCATAATTATATCCATCTTGTCATTGACTGTCTGGAATATCACCTCTTGAGGATACTTATCACCTGTAGTGATCACAAACTCTCTCACTGAGAACTTATCCGATATCACTTTGATTGGATTGATGAGCTTGATAGCTCCTTTGATTGTTAATTCTGACATTATACTACTGTTTCAGGAAATACTATCTCCTCTGTTGTTTTATCAATTATCTCATCTGCTACTATGTTAGCATAAGCTACTGCAATTTTATGGTCATTGCCGTAAATTTGATAGTCAGCGTCCATGCCGTATCTAATCTGTTGCATCCTTTCATCACTTGTAAGAAATGCTGCCACTAACTGAGTGACGATTTGTGTTCTTGTTTCCATTTGTTAAAACTTGATTGTTAATAAGCCCCAAAATAAAATTAATATAAACTGTCTACGGTGCTGGGGTTGTGCAACCTTAGTGCTTTCAATAAATTCTTTCTCTTTGCCTTGAGGAACAACAGTGACTGTGCCCTTGATAGCATCCTTGATGTAATGTGGTGGAGGTGGAAATGGTAATGTTGTTTGTTTAATGTTTTTATACCCTGCATGAGATGGATATTTAAAATTTATGTATTTGTCAAAGTATTTTTTACCTATTTCATTTATATGTACTTGTGAATTACCATTGAATATCTTATCTCCTCTTTTTACAATAAGACTAACCTTTGCCCATCTATATAATTTATGCTTTTTTGCTGTAATTACAACTGCTTTATCTACAACACCATTACTATCTGTAACATCAAGCAAAAACTCTCTAAATAGTTGCCAAGTCATCTCATCTTTCCTATAGATATCTTTAGATATTTTCATGCTATTTATTATTTAATTCATTAACATACTGTGCATAGTACTCAGAGCAATATCTGAGCCTCTCCATTATCTGCTCTTCATACAAAGCCTCTCTCTCATATCTCACTACAGTGATTCTGTGATGGCTTGGGATGTGGTCAACTCTGTGGATGGTCATATTATCCCACTCAGTCAGCAACTCATCTGGTGTTGTGTACATGGTGTAGATCAACTCAAATGATGGTCTATCATACAACCACATGTACGCTCTACCCTGCCACTCATAGTCAGATGACTCAGCCTCTGATGGTGTTGCGGGGAAGGTCTCTAAGGACCAAGAGCTCTTGATGTCAATGATGAGGTCATCTGTTATGATATCACAGCATCCACTCATCTGTTCATTAGTTACTCGCTCTTCATTCTTAGTGTAGTTGGTGAACCTAACTGTGTTGAGTAGGTCAATGCCTTCCTGCTCCCACTCTGTGCCTTTAATCATTGGCTTTGTTCTAAGCTCTGTGTTGAAGCCAAAGAAGTCCTGCTTAGCAATTCTCCTTATTTCTGATTTGGCGGTCTCAGAAAGCATCTCTGACTTGCTACGAGGGTTTGTCATTAGCTTCCCTAACTGTGATGGTCTCCATTTCATAGTTGTGCCTCCTGTTCTTTAGTTAGGTTGAACTTTGCCTTGAGTTGCTCAACAGTGTAACCACCTGCTTTAATCTTAGCCAGTGCATTGTTGAAGCGTTCTGTATCAAGTGACTCTTTAGGCTTAACCTTTACTGGCTCAGATGCCATGTTGCCATCATCATCCACAGCCTGTAAAGCCAAAAGTGACTGCAATGTTCCTCTTCGAAAATAGGTAATTGCTCCAAGTAATTTTTGTGGATCAAGTCCAGTTGGTAAGTCCATGCATGACTCTATCATTGTACCTGAGTCAACATCTATTATCTGAGTGCATACACTATTGCCATGGATAGGCTGTAATAATAGCAGACCATTCTCAAGTAGAATAGGCTCAACTGCCTCAATGATTGCATTCAAGTCAGCATATGACTTCTTGAAGTGTGGGTTGTTAGCATTCTTGGTCACCTTGCCAATTGCTAACTTAGCTTTGTGGAGCTTCTGGTGTAGGCTGAGTACTACCTCTGCCTCATTTGCTTGTCTGATTTTCTCAGACGTACTGATTAGTTCTTTCATTTGCTTTATATTTTCATCAAAGATAAGGTAATTTTGCATATTAGAAAAATAAAGTTATTAACATTTGTATGTTAACTCCTCTCCAGTAAGTGCAAAGTATAGATTCTCCAACTCATGAACATACTTGATACCATTTGATAACCCAAACAATTTAGTAATAACCCATCCTTTTTTAAATCCGTTTATGCTTCCATAATAAGCAAGTTCTAAATTATCATAAGGTTTAGGAAAACTATAAGATATATCTAATACAGGCTTAAAACCTAATCTAATCAACCAGCTCTCATCTATTTCCATTGCTTGATAGAAGTCATCAAGGTCATCATCTAATAAGTTGCTAAGGTCTTCCAAGTTGATGAGGTCACTTTTATAAGTGCCATCTCCCATCTCTATTTTATAGGTATTACCTAATCTAATCTCGTGTGAATCTAATGTCATATTCTAATCTATTTCGTTATTTATACCCTTAACTTTCTTCTTATACTTCTTATAATATCTCCTGTAGTTGATCACTTCTTTGGGGTGGGTTAGCTTGATTCTTACTTTCATAGTAATTCTATTTCTTGTTTAACATCATACCAATAAGACCTTAGTAAGTGATTTTGAAGGTCTAATTCATTTAATATCTCATCTACAGCAATCAATGCTAAGTTTTTAGCTATTTTATCCTTTAATAATTCAGAGTCATGAAGTAAACATATCTCAGTTCTCATTAACATAAATATTCTAAAGGCTTCCTTCTTTGCACTCATAAACCAAGTATAAAAGATTCATACCATACCACAAACTCATCAAATGTCCTGACAATGATATACACCCCTCCTGCCTTCTCAATGGATGCTTGATACTCCTTCTGCACCTGAGACTGTACATCCTTGCCGTACTTAATCTCAATCTTAACTGACCTGCCTCTGATAGTTGCTGAGATGTCAGCAGTACCTTTGGTAGATTGTCCTGGTGTCCACTT